TCTAAAAAATTTGCTCCTGACAAGATCATTTGTCAAATCTTCCCAAGACAAACCAACCCAGTGTCGAGGCTGTTCTAGCCTATCGCAATACGCCTCAAGCGCACGGGTGTACGCTGCTTGGCTTTTGTAGTCAGACTCAATTGGGCGGTAGTTCATGTGTTCCCCCTTGCTCGGATTGCGATTTCTATCTCGTAACATTTGTCTAGTGCAAAATCATCAGGTCTTGTTGCATTAGCAACTTTTCTAGCAAGTTTTGCACACGCCTCGCGCTCGTCGGCACGGATGATGTCGGCAAACTTTTCTGCATCTAGTTCATAACCTTCAAACTCCGGTGAGCCGTTAAATGGGTTGTTACCCCATACTTCTTTTTGGGCCTGTACAATAAGTTCTTTGTCTCGTTCGTTCATGTGTTCTTCTCCATTAAAATCTTTTGAGCCACATACATACCGGTATGAAATGCCAACTTTAATCGTGCGTCAATAGCAACCGACGCGCTATTTACATTTTCATCCGTCAGCCCTACCCACGGGCGCTGTGGTGGGGTGGTGTAGAGCAGGACTTCATCATCACCCATTTCTTTTAGAAATTCGACGTGAAAAACCTCGCCTTTTGCTTGCCCCGCCCTATAAATAGCCACCGGCTCCTGCTCTGGCTGTGCTAGGGCTTCTTTGACGGCGGTTGCCAAGTGCAATGCTCGGCTTTTTACCCAACGCTCAAATTCTTTAGGTGACGCAAGTTCTTCCCATTTGCGCCAGTCGCAATTAGCGATTCCTTCTGCCGTTTCCAGCGCCAGCTTCAATGCTTCGTCTTTAGTCATGTGTTCTTCTCCTTGAGTTTGGCTTTTATTCGTTGTATTTCGAAATAAACCATTTCTTTGTATGCACAAGTTTTTTTTACATATGTATTGGCTTTGTCTAAATAGGTATTGACGGTAAACCAATTTGTTTCTGTTTTATTCAATTCTGTTAAGGCTGCAACGGCTTTGGCCCAATCTTCATGGGCTTTGGCATACAAGGCTTGGGAGTTGTCTAGCTGCTCTTGTAGAGTTGGCTCTTGCACTGGCAGGGCTGGCTGTGCTGCGGGTGGGGTGCAAGTCTCGCATCCAGTAGTCTTAAACCATGCCGCAAGCTCATTAAGCGCATCATCTAACTCTGGGTACGCCGCAACATCCCAACATGCCGGGTAATGAATTGCCGCAGCCAATGCGCTGCACTCCATCCAAACTCTTGTGGCTGGCTCCTGCGCTGGCTGTGCTGCGGTCTTAATAAATTGCTCCAATTCGTTTGCCAATTCCCAACAAGCACCAGCGCCCAAGCCCGTGATGTTTAAATGCTGCCCGTGATTAGATAAGCTCTTAAGACGCTCTATCCATTGCAGCATATGCTTGACCGCTACCGGCTCCTGCACTGGCAGGGGTGGGGTGGTATACGTCCATAGCTCAGGCCACACCAGCTTCAATGCTTTGTCTTTAGTCATTACATGCCATCCTCATAAAGTTGTTTCGTTGCATCAACAATGTTGTCATGCTGCACCAACACATCAAGCCACCGAGTAGGTATGTGACCATAGCCATACAGCCTGCCAGCAATCATACCAGTCACAGCACCAACGGTGTCAGCATCACCACCTTTATTAACCGCATGCACCACAGCGTCTTCGAAGCACGATGTAGCCAGCACAGACTCCCATGCAGACACATAGCAACCCATGACGGATGTGTCGGACTTGCCTTCACCAAGCCTCATAAGCACATCATTGGGCTTATCATTGCCCATGCATAGCTCAAGAGCAAGCTGTGAAGTGTAGCGCACTGTGCGGCTTGTGCCGTGTGTCATCAATGCAATTGCCACGCTCTGCCCAATGGCCTGTGCCACATCGTTGTGATTGGCAATGATGATGGGGGCTAGCCGCATGATGGAGCCATTGCCATCTGACATGTATGCAATGGAGCCAGCATAGGGGTGCTTGGTGTCGTACTTGGCACGGCTTAGTGCATCACGGGTGGTGTTGCCAATGTCAAACACGTAGTCACGGGTTCCAAACTCGCCATAGTTTGCCCAGTCTTGGAAGTTGCGAGCAATGGCAGCAGGGGAGAAGTTGTTCATGTGTCCTGTGTAAGCATTGGCAATGCACATCATCATGGCTGTGTCGTCCGTCCACTCACCAATGGCTGTGTTATGAGCGCCACCACCCACCATCTCAGTTAGTTGTGCGTCAGCAGCGGAAGGGCCACAGAACTCTAAGGGTGCTCCAAGTGCGTCACCAATAGCGCCACCAACAAACATGCCTAAAGCTTCGTTACGATTCATATTCTCTTTCATATTGTTTGGCTACCCGCCAAGGACTCGAACCTTGTCTAACAGTTTTGGAGACTGCTGTGCTGCCAATTACACTAGCGAGTAATAGGTGAGGGTACTCGCTGCACTGGATTGATCTGTGCTAGTTTCGGCGCACTCCAGCATCTGCTTTCCCCTCGTAATGGTGAGGGTACTTACGGCTCGTGGATGAACCCACAATGTTGGCCGCTTTCCCCTCGTAAATGTTACGCTGCTACAGCGTCTGCTATGTTCCACAGTTCTGCATTGATACGGACATGCTCCTTGATGGATGACACATTACGTGCCTTCCTCATGTGTCCATCAGGGTGTGTGGCATTCAAGCTCTTGACGAATGCATTGCCACGGATGACACCCTCTTGAATGCGGTTGAACACAGTGAATGCGTCCATGCCAGCATCTTCAAAGCGCTGTTGCGTCAATACATTGCTGATGGTTGTGTCTGTTGCAAATACACCCTTCGTCTGTCCATCATACAAATCCCAACGGGTTTGCACACTACGTCGAGCAATGTCACGGGCATCGTCAATCGTGAGAGTGATGCCACGCAGACGCTCCATACGCTCCATCAATGAGGGCAGGGTGGCAACGGTGGTGGTGAGCATGTCTTCAAAGCCATTCAGCGCCTTGCTGTGATAGACACGGCTTTGAAAACCCTCACCGGCAATGATGCCGTTGCTGCAGATGAAACGGAAGCAACCAGCAAACAGCTTCACGCTGCCAGTGCCATCATGGCTGTTGTACAGGATGATTTCAGGGCGAATGCCAGTGCCTTCATCAGCACCAGTAGGCTTGGCAAACGCAACCATGTGGCTTGCATGGTCAGCAGCACCAGCAATGCGGCTACGCTTTTGTGCTGCTTGCACAGGCTCATAGCCGTAGTCTGCCAACACAGGAATGATGTCGCTGGTATGCAACGACACATAGCGGTCAGTGAGGCGCTGTGCTTTGGTTGTGCTGTACACAGCAGGAGCAAGTTGTTTAATGCGCTCTGCTGACAGAGGGCCATTGTTAACATTGCGAGAAAAGATTACGTGATTTGCCATGATGCGTTTCCTTGATGAAATGTGTTGAGGAGGGCTAGATTGTGCCATCGTTTAAACTGTTTGTCAAACGATGGCAATAATAGTTGACTAGTTTGCAGGGGCTTTCGGTGCTTTCAGAGGCACTACAGGGGTGCTTGCACTGAAGTGGATGATGCCCTCAAAGCCAGCGGCCTTGCCTATGGTGATGCACAGGCTGTACATGCCATCAATGTGATCAAAGAAATAGGGCACGTTATCAAATTCAAAATAGCTTTCGCGGGGCAGGTTGTACAGCTTCTCCACTGGCAAGCGTTCAAAGTCTGCGAGGTCATGTTCATTAAGCATATGCATGTCTTTCGTTGTGTTTATGTGCCTCAATCTTGGCATCAATCCTGCCTGCGCTTTCACCTATAAGGTATTGAGTTATTTCTTCTACGCTGTCGTACCAATAGTGCTTGTCGCACAGGTCAGCATAGCCATCGTAGTAGCCCTGTTCGTAGGGGGATGTTGTCATAGTCTAGCGCAGTGCCAACAGACGATCTAGCATGGCGTCACGTTCACAAAACAGCTTTGTAACGTAGGGCGTCATTGCCACTGTCGTGCTAGCAGGATGCAAAGCAAGGGTGGAATCAATGTCTTCAATGGCTGCTCTGCATTGCTCTACGTTGTAGTGCTTTGCTTTCGTTGCATACAGCTTAGACATGTCGGTGTAAGAGAGGGTTGTCATGTGTGTTTCCTTTCAGGAGAGGCTGCAGCGAAGTTGCTGCTGGGATGCATTGTAAGGGCAAACTAATGCCCTTGTCAACTGTGGGGTTATTCAAGTAGCTCGGCTGGCACTTTTACGTTGTAGCCTAGCTTGCTTGCTACATAGCAGCGCATGGCTGCAATGAGTAGGGTTGTGCCATACATTACATGGTTGCCATCTTCCGACCAAGAAATCCATTTGTCGTCATCGAAGGTGTCATCTGTTGACGCAAGTTCTAACCGCTCACGCTCAATGATCGGCCCGCCTTGTGCCCAGTCGGTTGATGGGTGGAAAAAGTAATCGTTAAAGTCGAACACATCAACTGTGTGGCGGCTGGCGTGTTTTTCGCAATTAGCCACCGCCCAGTCAAGGGCAGCGCCTGTTAGTTCACATGTTCTCATAATATTTTCCTTATTTAATAATGCTTTGAAAGCTTTCATAGCCCCTGATTTTGCTGTCGTTATCGCTTGTCTTCTCTTTGAAAACAACGTTGTAGCCTGCACCGTCCAGTGCAGCACATACCAGTGACAGGTCGCAATCTTCTTCAAGGTAGACGTTATCACGTAGCTGGTAGCTGTAGCCGCTAACAAGGTGCTCAACGCTTAGCTCTAGCAGCACGTCTCTTTTGATCTTGCCCCATGCATGACCTCTATCCGAATAAACAGTGATTGTAAATTTCTTCATGACGTAGTGCCTTTCGTTGTAGATAGCTGTGATGCCAATGCATTGGCGGCGGTGTAGGCCATGTCGCTATTGGTGTTGAAGCGCCCTTGTTCAATGTAGTTGCCTGCCAGTGGATTTAACACAGCCACAACAAGCTCTGTGCCATGTTCGTTGGTCAGCGTAGTAATACGTACATTCGCACCAAAGTATTTATGCATTTGCCTGCTTATGTGTGTCATCGTCTGTGCCTTTCGTTGGTAGCGTTGCATACTTACTGGCCCTGCTAAGAGCACATTGTTCATCGTCATATACTGCCCAGTTTGCCCAGTCGTCGTAGTCTGGCCTGTAACGTTGCAACATGTAGCCACCGTCAAGGAAGACAACACGGGCAATTGTTTCGTTGCTATACATAAATGTATCCTTTCTTGTCATGCACTTGGAGCATTGCCGATGTTGATGCGAGAATCGGGTCACCAGTGCCACAGAGGGTGAAGTTGCTGCCCTTGTAGGGGTTGTAGGTGACACGATGAGTGCCTTCAATGTACCCATCTACAAGGGTGCCGACGACACCGGCATGTACATTCTTGCGCTGTTCCGTCAACACACGCTGACGCCCTGCCTCTGACACCTTGAACGTCACATTCTGCAGTGCTACAAGGTGGGCATGCTTAATCACACGGCCCTTGTTGATGCCCTCAAGGGCTTTGACGCTGAAGCATTTGCGGTGCAGGTTGAAATAGACGAATACTTTCATGTTATGCCCCTAGTTTGTTGCGCTGTGCCACAGCATAGCCACTAGCATACACAGTGGCCCCATCGTCATAGCATGCGGCCCATGACAATGCTTCGTCGAACGTGAGTGCATAGTGACGCTTAGCATAGCCCCTGCCGATAATGGTGTAGCCTACATGGCTCAGGATGAATGTTTTAATGGTACGCATTATTCGTTTACCTCAAGTAACAAAATCGACACGGTGAGGGCAACGGTGCCCATTACCAGTGCCACAAGGGATATTAATTGGCCTTCAGGGATAAGGCTGTGCAGGGATGTGCTGACAGCGGCTGTGCCGACAATGGCGAGTGATATTTTCATAACGTGTGTTTCCTTTAGGAAATAGTGCAATAGTACACTGCAATGGGCTTTATAGGCCCATTACGCTGTGCTATCAGGCGGCAACGATGTTAATAATTCTACGTGGAATGTCAAAGACAAACCCTGTGGTGTCAAGCTTTGCTTTACCCTTGGCATACAGTGCCACAACAACACCTTTGTCCTCTAGGTGGCGTATGTCGCTATTGTCACCACCAATGACAGGCATGCCCCGATGCATTTTGGGAATGCTTGCAACGTCACGGAAAACGGTAGCGATTCGCATACCGTTAGACACTGCAATGTCAACGTATTTTTGGTATTCGGCAACGCCACTGTCGCTGAACGTAAGGTCATAGTTTGCCGGTAATGCTTTGCGATTTGCGTCTTTCGTGTAATCGTAGAACTGTACGGTAGGGAATGCTTGCATGATGTTATCGTAGGTGGTGCCGTCAGTGTCGGTGAACCTTACATTTTCCCAACGGATGTCGCTAGTGCCATTCAACCGGATCAGTGGTGCCTTACCCTGTTTTTTAGCCTTGAAAATCAACGAACGGACATTAGCCACTAGTTGGGTCATAAATGTGTTGCGCTCCTCAAAAAACCACACGGTCTTATTGATTCTACCCTGTGCCACATTTGACATGGCACCACGTCCTGCAGTGTACAAGCATGCTTTGCCACATTGTGCAATGACAGCCATGCTACATGTATTCCACTTTGTGGTGGTGGCAGGTGCAAGGTACAGAATGCCTGTCATAAAACCGAAGGTTTCACCCTTGATTGTCTTGGCATCGGCACCAACGGACAGGAGAGATTTTGATTTAAACATGATGATGTGTCCTTAAGAACCGCAGCAAAATCGCTGCATGGCCTCAACTGTAACGACTTTCTAATACCCCTGTCAACTGTGGGGGCTTTCTGGCAGCAAAGCTGCGGCGCATGAGGCAAGCATGATGCACGTACATGATGCGCGAGGCAATGATGGTTTGGCAAGGGTCGATTTTGGTCGATTTTGTATACCGTCGATAGTGTATCGCTATCAACCCCTAGAAACCGATAGTTTGCTATCATTTTGATAGCATGACAGCCGATTTTGAATCAGTTTCCATGATGCGCATAAGTCATTGATCTTTATAGGTATTTTATTGATCAAGTGAAATGCACACACACCTACATTGTCACATGCGCCATGATGTGCATGATGTATGTGATGCGCGGCTGCGCCTAGGCATGACGGGGGCGGGCGTGGGCCATGGGGGGTGTGCGCGTATATTGTATACAGCCTCGTACTAAAATCAGGAAAATAGGTTTTGTTAACCAGACCCTTCCCGACACAGCCACATATCTACAATGCAGCCCACACAACACAGCCATAAACGCCTCAGAACAGCCTACAACAGCCTGTAGAGCACTTGGCAAGGGCTACATAGCTACATAGCCTTTAAAGCCACTGTAGACCCTCTAAGCATTGGTGTTGTTAAAAAACAACATAGCATTGCCATACTGATATATGTTGACACAACCCCGCTTTCTGTGTAACACTATAGCCATGCAGTCGGGAATGAAAACACCGTGGGCTGCTAAGTTGTGTTGACTCCTACGTTTATGTAGGGTTTAGCACCACTTCCGCTACCAACACGGGGTTGACATCAAAGGTAGCAGCGTGGGACATAATTCTAGTGCGCGATGTAGCAGGGGCTTACTCCTTGTAAAGACTGGATGAAATGAAGTGTTATAAGCAACACGGATTCTAAAGTTTTTGCTTTAGTTGATTGTCGAACCTTCTTCTTTAAGCGGGTTAAGACAAACTTTAACTAAAGTTTTTAGAAACATATATTTAATACCTTAATAACAAATTGATTCAATCTATATAGACTAAGTAGATTGTATTTATCTATACAATCCTATAAAGACCATTGTTAGAAATATGTGTTAAGATACAAACATAATGACTACTTACTACAGCAGACAACAACTAATAGACAATGGACAAATAGATGCTAAACCCTATAGCATTGTTAGCGATGCATACATTGCCCTACACAACGATGTACTTAATACAGTACATATACCCCATAGTGACGTTTATTACGTACGTGCTGCATTAGAGAAGCATAGCAACATCGTGTTTCCTTTAGATGTTGTTGAAAATGCCATGAAGGCTAATGGTTGGAAAGATAAGAAGTTTGTTGTATAACTACTATCACATTGTTTGTTTGAAGACTTAGGTCTTCTTTTTGTTTAATGAAAGAAAATATGGCTACATCTGATATTGCTTCTAAAGCTGCTAAGTTCCGTGAGATGGCAAAGGACAAAGCTCTGCCACAAGATGTTCGTAATGCTTACTTGGATAAAGCTAACAAGCTTGAAGAAGCAACGATGAAGCCTACAATGGCTAAAGGAGGTGCTGTAGTTGCCAAGGCTCCTAAGTCTCCTATGAAGAGCATGCCTAAAGGCCCTGCTGTTGTCATTGCTGTTGGCATGGCTAAGAAGCCAGCGAAGATGAACTACGGTGGCATGGCTGCAAAACAGCCAATGATGTCTAAGGGGGGTGCTGTAAAGCCAATGGCTAAGAAAGGGAAGTAATGACTAAGTCAATGAAGGGCCTAATGGCTCCTAGCGAAGAGATTGTCATTTGCCCTGTCATTGTTACAGAAGAAGAAAACACTGTCAACACTCAGCGTACCATCAAAGAATGGCGACTAGGGCCATTGGAGCCTTCTGACGAGCCTGACGCAAGCAAGCCCTATTGGCAAGACATGGCTAGGGTTTGGAACATCAACGAAGCCGAAGCTCGTCGTCAACGCTGCAGCAATTGTGAATATTTTGAAAACACCCCAGAAATGGTGATGATGATGGAAGACATATCTCGCAATGAGTTTGACACTGACGCTGGTGGTCGAGGTTATTGCCACAAGTTTGAATTCATCTGCCACAACTTGCGTACTTGCCAAGCGTGGGAATACAGAGAATATGAAGCAGATTAAACGAGGCTCTGAAGAGTTCTCTGGCTACAACAAACCCAAAGCAACTCCATCACATCCCACTAAGAGCCATGTTGTGTTGGCTAAAGATGGCGATGTGGTGAAGCTCATTAGGTTTGGTCAGCAGGGTGTGCAAGGCAGTCCTGATGGCAGTAAGCGTAATGAAGCTTTCAAAGATAGGCATGCTGCTAATATTGCTAAGGGTAAGATGAGTGCTGCCTATTGGGCTAATAAAGTTAAGTGGTGAAACAATTATGAAATCTGGTTTGTATGCAAACATTAATGCCAAGCAAGAACGCATTGCTGCTGGTAGTAAAGAAACAATGCGTGTTCCCGGAAGCAAAGGCGCTCCCACAGCCAAAGCCTTTAAAGAATCTGCTAAGACAGCAAAGATGGCTACGGGTGGACTAACCCCTAAGCAAACAAAGAAGGTTGCTACTGTTATGGGCGAGTTCAAAGACAAGGGCTTGCATAGCGGCAAGGATGGCCCTGTTGTTAAAAACCCAAAGCAGGCCATTGCCATTGCATTGTCTGAAGCTTCACGGATGAAAAAGAAATAACGCAAAATGGCAGCACCAGTACCAAAACAACGCAGCAAAGGCACAGCACTGCCTGCTGCCACCCCAACGGTTGTATATCAATGTCCAACAAACTTCACAGCACAGATGGTTTTGTTAGTTGTTTCTAACAAAGGCTCTGGCAATAAGACAGTCACTATTAATTGGACAGACAGCCATAGTGGTAGCAGCTATTCTATTGTTGCTGGCTATACACTCTCAGCTTACAACTTCTTAAAGTTTGATCAATCATATTTGGTTTTCAATGCTGGTGATAGCATGACCGTCACATCAGAGGCTGGTTCAACTATGGATGTCACTGTCACTGTTGAAGAGTTTTTTGATCCAGCTAGTCGTCAATAAATAAGGAAACAACATGGCAAAAGAATTATCAGAACAACATAAGAAATTTCTGGAAGTATTGTTTGACGAAGCAGGTGGCAACATCAACGCAGCTAAACTACTTGCTGGATTCTCTGCAGGCTACAGCACTCGTCAGCTAACCAACTATCTCAAAGAAGAAATTGTTGATGCTACCCAACTCTACATTGCAATGAATGCACCAAAGGCAGCGTATGCTGTTGTTGGAGCCATTGACGATCCTACACAACTTGGCATTAAAGAAAAGATTAATGCTGCTAAAGACTTCCTAGACCGCGCTGGCTTTGTTAAAACAGAGAAGGTCATTGTTGAAGCAACTAACGGTGTGATGATATTGCCTGCGAAAGACCGCGAGGAAGACTAATGACATTAGGGGCATGGGTGCTTCCACAACCAATTGACACCACCACCTATGTAAGCATACCAAAAATTGGCAGGACAATTCCATTTGGTTACAAGGAAGGTGTTGATGAAGGATGGCTTGACCCAATACCAAACGAGCTTGAAGCGCTAGAAAAAGCTAAGAAACATTTAAAGCAGTATTCTTCAAGAGATGTTTCTGCATGGTTGACTAAGCTAACAGGTAGAACAATCTCACACGTAGGTTTGTTAAAACGAATAAAAGATGAACAGTCCCGTAAAAGAAAGTCTGCAACTTATCGCAAGCTTGCCAAGCGATACGAAGAAGCGCTCAGGAAGGCCGAAGAGTACGAAAAGCGCATCGGAGTCAAAGAAGCAGACCCCTACCTCAGTAGTGCCAAGTATCAAGCCCTTAGAGCCGGTTTTACCGACAACGCCAGTAGAAACACAGAACATAGTATTCAAGCCTAACGATGGCCCTCAGTCGCACTTCTTAGCGGCTGGTCAACGCGAGGTGCTGTACGGTGGTGCTGCTGGAGGTGGTAAGAGTTATGCAATGTTGGCAGACCCGTTGCGTTATATGGGTCATCCACAGTTTTCTGGGTTGTTGTTGCGACATACAACAGAGGAACTACGAGAGCTTATCTGGAAATCTCAGGAGATGTATCCAAAGATTTACCCCGGCATTAAGTGGAGTGAGCGAAAGATGCAATGGCAGGCTCCTTCAGGCGCTAGATTGTGGATGTCATACCTAGATAGGGACGAAGATGTGCTTCGTTATCAAGGATTGGCCTTTAGTTGGATTGGTTTTGACGAGTTGACACAGTGGCATACGCCGTTTGCGTGGAACTATATGCGTTCTCGGCTGCGTACCCCTGCATCAGACTTGCCAATCTTCATGCGAGCAACGACAAATCCGGGTGGGCCGGGTCATGCTTGGGTAAAGAAGATGTTTATTGACCCCGCGCCTGCTGGAAAAGCCTTCAATGCCACCGATATTGAGACTGGGCAGACTATGTTGTACCCAAAAGGTCACAGCAGAGAGGGTCAACCCCTGTTTAAACGCAGATTTATACCGGCAATGCTGACAGATAATCCATATTTGTCTGAATCTGGTGATTATGAAACTATGTTGCTGAGCTTACCAGAGCATCAGCGTAAACAATTGTTGGAAGGTAATTGGGATGTTGCAGAGGGAGCCGCTTTTCCAGAATTCAATAGAGCAATACACGTTATTGAGCCGTTTGATATTCCACAAAACTGGACTAGATTTAGATCGGGTGATTATGGCTACGGAAGTTACAGCGCAATCGTTTGGTTTGCTGTATCTCCTAGCGATCAACTAATAATCTACAGAGAATTGTACGTATCGAAGGTGCTTGCGGTTGATTTGGCTAAGATGATTAACCAGATTGAATCAAATGACGGGACAATGCGCTACGGTGTGCTAGATAGTAGCTGTTGGGCTAAGCGTGGCGACAGTGGCCCCTCCATTGCTGAGCAAATGATATTGGAAGGATGCCGTTGGCGTCCTGCTGACCGTAGCGCTGGTAGTCGTGTAGCAGGTAAGCAGCAACTCCACAGGCGTTTGCAGGTTGATCCGTTTACAGACATGCCTAAAATGGTTATAACAAGTAATTGCATCAACATAATAGCTCAACTGCCTATCATTCCGCTGGATAAACGAAATCCTGAAGATATTGACACTAAGTCGGAAGACCATTTATATGATGCTGTAAGATATGGTATTATGAGCAGACCACGTAGCAGCATTTGGGATTATAACCCTGCTACATCGAAGGCAGCAGGTATGCCTATGGCAGATAAACTTTTTGGATACTAAAGAAAACATGGCAACTAAACAAACACAATACACACCAGATACTTCTCTGGCGTTGGCAGATACTAAGAAGACTGGTGACATTGGCTTTGATGGTGGAAGCATTATTGCATTCATTAAAGAACGCATGAGCCGCTCTGAAGAAAATCGTCGCGCTGATGAAGACCGTTGGCTAAGGGCCTATCGAAACTATCGTGGTTTGTACGGCCCTGATGTTCAGTTTACGGAGACAGAAAAGTCTCGTGTGTTTATTAAAGTTACAAAGACAAAGACTCTTGCAGCCTTTGGACAGATTGTTGATGTGTTGTTGTCTAACGATAGGTTTCCTATCAGCATTGACCCTTCTGTCTTGCCTGACGGTGTTGTTGAAAGTGTTCACTTCGATCCTAAAGAACCACCATCAACTGAAAAACAGAAGATGAACATTCCTTACGGTGAAGATGGAAGTGCTGGCATCACTGCTGGCTTTTCATTAGACACCCTTGAGGAAATGCTTGGTGCAATGAAAGACGATCTTAAAGACCTTCCTAATTTGAAGAAAGGCCCCGGCGTCACACCAACTTCAATCACCTTCAACCCAGCATTGGTTGCTGCTAAGAAGATGGAAAAGAAAATCCATGACCAGCTTAATGAAAGCAATGCATCAAAGCATCTTCGTTCTCTTGCTTTTGAAATGGCATTGTTTGGCACAGGCGTTATGAAAGGCCCATTCGGTACAAACAAAGAATATCCCAATTGGAATGAAGACGGTAAATACAATCCACTAATTAAAACTGTACCAGAACTCTCTAGTGTTTCCATCTGGAACTTCTATTGGGACTCTGATGCAAACAACACCGACGAATGCCAATATGTAATTGAACGTCACAAGCTCAATCGCTCTCAACTGCGAGCATTGAAACGCCGTCCCTTCTTCCGCGCCAATGTGATTGATGAAGTTATTGCTGAAGGCGAATCTTACTCAAAGAAATATTGGGAAGACGATTTGAAAGACTTCGCTCCAAACTTTGGAGTTGATCGTTTTGAAGTGTTGGAATATTGGGGCACTGTTGATATTAAAATGCTTATTGACAATAACATTAACATTCCTGCAGAGCTTGATGGTGAAGGTGAGTTGCAAGCAAACATCTGGTATTGCAATAACAAAATCATTCGTCTTGTGTTGAATCCTTTCAAGCCTTCAAAGATTCCTTACTACGCTGTGCCGTATGAACTAAATCCATACTCGTTGGCTGGTGTTGGCATTGGCGAAAACATGGACGACACACAAACGCTAATGAACGGCTTCATGCGTATGGCTGTTGACAATGCTGTGTTGTCTGGCAACTTGGTGTTTGAGATTGATGAAACCAACCTAGTTCCCGGACAAGACTTCTCTGTACATCCGGGCAAAGTGTTTCGTCGTCAAGGCGGCGCACCGGGACAAAGCTTGTTTGGTACAAAGTTTCCTAATGTGGCTCAAGAGAATCTGCAACTGTTTGATAAAGCCCGTCAGCTTTCTGACGAATCAACTGGATTGCCATCATTTGCTCATGGTCAAACAGGAGTGTCTGGTGTAGGTCGCACAGCCTCTGGTATTTCTATGTTGATGAATGC